GGTAGAAAGGTTTCATTACACATGAACTCATAACGAAGTCCATTTAAATATGATCCACTATTTGGTAAAAGTCCTCCCAGAACTCCAGTTGTAATCAACCAAGCATTAATATCTGAGTCTGAATTTCTATCTGGAAAAGTATCTCCAAGAAATAGAGTAACTTTAAATTGACTTGTAACGGATAGTTCACCAAATAGTTCTCTTACGCTAGGAAGAGCAGACCGATTATCATTTGTATTTCTAGGCAGAGTCATCCTTGCGTAGATTGGATCTACTCTGTACTCATTTGCAGGAAAATCAGGCCTGAATGGTTCAGCCATCTATAAATATTTTTTAAGGATCTATAGTATGTATATGAGCTATAAGGGAAAATACAGTCCAGAAAACCCAAAAAAATACAGAGGTGATCCCACAAATATCGTCTATCGTTCTTTGTGGGAGAGAAAATTTATGAGATATTGTGACTTAAACGAAAATGTAAACCAATGGCAATCTGAAGAATTCTGGATTCCTTATAAAAACCCCTTGGATAATAAAGTTCATAGATACTTTCCAGATTTCTTTGTGAAGTATAAGGACAAGAACGGAAATACACGAACGGTTGTCATAGAAATCAAACCCAAAAAAGAAGTAGAAATGCCAGAACAAAATCCTAAAAGACGAACAAAGGCTTGGGCATATAAAGTTCAAACTTGGGTCAAGAATCAGGCAAAATGGAAAGCAGCAAGAGAATATTGTGCAGATCGTAATTATGAATTCCGAATCATGACTGAGGAGGACTTAGGAATATGACTTGGAGAGATGAGCCTTATATTAACGGAAAAGGTTTTGGATATGATCTTCTAAAACAAGCAGGAAGGAAAAATAAAAGTGGAGATTGGTTCTCAGGTCAACTCAGACAATACTTAGGAGAACTTGATCAATTTGATATTAATCTTCAAGATACTGGTGGTATTGAAGTTGGTAGAATGTATTTCTTCATTTATGGCGCAAGTACACGAGACCTTGGATTTTTTGATAGACAACCTCTTGCATACATTACGGAAGTCAATTACAATCAAAATTATTTTATAGGAATTAATCTTCATTATGTTGGAAGACAATATCGTGAAGGAATCGCAAAAGGCCTAATAAATAGTGGCAGTACCGTAGGTGTACCTCGTAATACTATTCATCGTTACTTTTTTTCTGGAGTTGGTGGAGGATTTTTAAGAGTTCCAGAAAAAGATTGGCCCTCCGTTGCATTATTACCAACCGAAAAATTTGTTGATATGAGAGGCCAACCTTTCCCGAATCACAAAGCCTGGAGCAAAACTTAAGTGGCGTATACGACCGTTAAACCATCATTAACCACTAAAAATGGCGTATCGTATAATTTACAATACGACACAACCACTGGTGGTGCTCAAATTATTCAGCAAAATGCGCCTGCAGGAACAAAACCGATTTATCAAGATGGTCAATGGAATGCTTCAGCATCGCAGTTAGGATTTACTGCTGCTGAACAAACTCAACTTCACCAACAAACAATCGCATCCGTTCAAGCAGCTTATAATAGTATTGGTGGAGTAAATTCTGGGGCAAAATTGGGACAATGGGCTTCCCAAAACTTTACAACAGGACAACCTGGACAAACATCGGTCACTCCTCAAGCAGCAGTATCTGGAACTAGTGGTGGCAATAGTGGGGGAGGAATTGAACAACTAACATCATTCTTACAAAATCCCGCAGAAAGTTATAAAAATTTTGCATCAAATGGAGATAAGTTTGGTGTAGGAAATGAAAAGTCATTATATGCGGGCGGTATGAAATATCCTCTGGATTTGATGACAGATCAACAAGATGTTTTGGTTATTTCTCAGTTTGTATATGTGCCCTCAAAAGGCCAAGCAATTTTTGGAGGTACAGCAGCCGCAGTTTCAACCCTATTAAATGGTCTTCAAACAGGTTCTCCCATAGGATTGGAAAAACCTCTTGGAACAGTGTTTTTGCCAATGCCTAATAGTGTTTCTGATAATAACAGTGTTGCCTGGGGTGACGATACAATGGGCAATCTTGCGGTGGCTGCAGCTGCTCAAACACTAGGCAATCTTGGGGGAACAGCACTCGTAGCAGGACTTGCAGCTGGTACTGGAGGTGTCACTGGCACTGGATTTAAAGAAATGGCTGGTAAATTTTTAACAGCAAACAATTTATATCAACTAATCAAAAATGGGGCGGTAGGACCAGAAGTTGCTACTTTACTTGGGTCTCAAGGAGTATCAGCACTTTTAAAAATGCAAGGAATGCCGGTTGAAGCAGAGTCTATTCTTGCGAGAGGTGCTGGCATTGTTCCCAATTCAAATCTTGAATTATTATTCCAGTCACCAACTTTAAGGAAATTTACTTTTACTTATAGATTATCCCCAAGAAGTGCAGAAGAAGCAAAAGAAGTCAGAAGAATTATTAGATTCTTTAAACAAGGAATGGCAGCTAAAAAGATGCGAGGTAAATCTGGAGCTTCGTCCTTCTTTTTGGGCACTCCAAATGTTTTTAAATTAGAATATAGAAGTAAAAAAGAACCCATTGATGGGGTAAATAAATTTAAAACTTGTGCATTGACTTCTTTTAGTTGTAATTATACTCCTGAAGGTCTTTGGGCCGCTTATGATAAGGGTCAACCTGTTTCTACAATTTTCAATATGTCTTTTGATGAATTGGAACCAATATATGATACCGATTATAAAGAAAATGACATTTTTGAAGGAAGAACAGACTTATCTTCAATAAACAATAATTCTGTGGGGTACTAAAATGGGATACTTTAGAGAACTACCGAATTTACAAATATTAAACAGAACAAAAAATTTAGTTTCAAATGATGAAACTTCTATTGTTAAAAACTTCTTTAAGAGAGCTAAAATTAGAGAAGACATTGGTTCTGTAGTATCTGCATTTGAATATTATATCATCACACAAGATGAAAGACCTGAACAAATTGCAGAAAAACTTTATGGAGATCCAGAACTAGATTGGGTTATTTTGACATGTAATAATATCACAAATGTGCAAGATCAATGGCCTCTAAATTTAAGCACATTTAACAAATACATGTTAGAAAAATATGGATCTGAGGAGGCTTACGATGATGTTCATCATTATGAAACCATTTCTTACACAGATTCATTTGGAAGAGAACTTTTTCCTGGAGGTCTTAATGTAGATGAAACATTTTATAATTCTCCAGAGTATGAAAATATAGACGAAACTCCAGCAGGAATAACTCTTCCTCCCATTTATATTCCGGGGACACAAGCAGTGTTAACCCCAGTTATTGGAGCTGGATATACAATTACATCACTAAACATTGTAAATCCAGGATTAGGGTACAATATAGCTCCAACTGTCAATATATCTCCACCACCTATTACCGCTAATGCTTCTGCAGTCTGTTCAATCTCTACCTTTAGAGTATCTGGAATTACGACTATAAATGGCGGTCAAGGATATAATACATCTCCACTAATAACCTTTTCACCACCAATTGCATCAGTCCAAGCAACTGCAGATTGTGAATTGGGTGATGGAATTAATATTGATAGAGTTGCAACAATAACTAATTTGGTAGGTGGAATTGGATATGGCGTAACTGCTCCCACAGTAACATTTTCAGATTCTCCTAGAGTTGTCTACGGAGTTTACAATAATCAATCAACTGGTTCAGTTGGAAATGATGTTGAAGGATTTTATTTTAGCGAAGATGGCACCAAATTATATACATCAAGTTTTACTGGTGCAAATCAAGTTAAACAATATACTTTAAGTGAATCTTGGAAAGTATCAACAATTTCTTTAACTTATGAACTTGATGTAAGTGCTGATTTTTCCTATACAACTGCTGTTGAATTTAAACCAGATGGAACTTTGATGTATGTCACCGGTGGTGTTGGATTTAATTATAAAATTATTACATATTCCCTGTCAACTGCCTGGGATTTATCAAGTACAACAAAATTAAGTGAAATTACTTTAACATCTCCTGGAGGAATCCGATTTAAACCTGATGGTACTTCTGTATTTGTTTT